CCCGGAAGATCTACATCCTCTACGACATCGACGACACCGGCATCCGCCAGATGTACGACATCGCGCTGCGCTTCCTGGACATCTCCATCATCCGGCTGCCCGAGGAGCTGAAGAGCTTCCGGAGCCGCAGCGGCAAGCCCTGCAAGGATGCCAAGGACTTCTTCACGAAGTACCGGCGTCCGGAAAGCCAGGATCCCGTCCGCCTGTTCAACGAGCTGGTGAAGCTCTCCGGAGGGCTGAAGTTCTGGACGGGCGTCCTGCAGCGCAACGGCACCTGGAAGTACGACATCAATAACGACCAGCTCTACTCCTTCCTGGAGGCCTCCGGCTTCTACACCATCGCCACCACGTCGAAGGCCGAAGGCTTCACCTTCTGCCGGATCCGCGACAACGTCGTCACGCTGATCGACAAGGAGGCCATCGCGGCCGAGTGCGTGAACCATCTCCTGGAATACCTCCGGACGCATCCGGAATACTACAGCCAGGCCCTGGTGAACGCCATCCACCGCAGCAAGCAGATCACGGCGGCAGGCCTGCAGCGCCTGCGCCGCATCACGCCGGACTTCGACGCCTTCACGCCTGAATACGATTACTTCTTCTTCCGGAACGGCATCTTCCGCGTAGGCAAGGCCGGCATCGAGAAGGTCAAGCCATCAGACTGCCCCTATGCCGTCTATGACAGCAAGATCATCGACCACGACTTCACGCCGGAGAAGGATCCGTACTTCGACATCACGCCGACCAAGGGGTACGGGGACCTGGCCGCCCAGCTGGCCAAGCTGCACCCCTCGACTCCCCAATGGCTTGCTTTGAGCAAAAAGATTGACACCATCGACGAGATCGACCGGTACCGTCTCAATGTGAGGAAATGGGGGTCGACGTTCATGCAGTACGTCTACAATACCGGACGGGTGTACTGGAGGAAGGAAGAGGAAGGCCAGCCGCTGACGCAGCTCGAGCAGCTGGAGGTGCAGCAGCACTTCATCGCCAAGAGCCTGGCCCTGGGCTATATGCTGTCGAAGCACAAGAACAGCGGCCAGCCGTGGGCGGTGTACGCCATGGAAGTGGAGCAGGCCGAGAACGACGAGCACCTGGGTGGAACGGGTAAGTCCCTTTTCTGCTCCGCCATCGAGCGGATGCGGTGCCAGTTCTACATCGACGCCCAGCGCATGAGGGAAGACAAGATGCAGTTTTTCCTGTCGGGTGTCGTGCGCGGAATGACCGATACGATCTTCATGGACGACCTGAACCGAAACATCGACCTGCATATCTTCATGAATATGGTCACCGGCAAGATGACGGTGGACGTCAAGCACGCCAACCCCTTCACCCTCGACTTCCTGGAATCGCCGAAGCTGTGCTGGACTTCCAACCACGCCATCCGCGGCTTCGACGACTCCCTGAACCGCCGCATCTGGTTCGCCGCCTTCAGCGACTACTACCATTCCACCAGCCCGGCACGGAAGCTCGTGCTCCGGAGCCCTCGCACGGAGTTCGGCAAGGACCTGATCGACCAGTACACGCCCGAGGAAATGAACGGTTTCTACAATTACCTGTTCAACTGCATCCAGATGTGGCACAAGATCCACGAGCGCGTCCAGCCGCCGATGAAAGCCATCCTGCAGCGCACGTTGCTGAAGTCGATGACGGAATCGTTCTTCTACTGGGCCGAAGAGTGGTTCACGGCCGACCGCCTGGACCGCCTCGTCGACCAGGATGAAGCCTACGACGCCTATAAGTCGCAGCTGTCGAAGCGATCGGCCGATTTCATGAACATGAAGAACTTCCGGGACAAGCTCCAAGAATACTGCCTCTACCACGAGTGGGTCTTCAACCCCGAAGACTGCTACACCAGCGCGTCGGACCGCAAGGCCAAGCGCATCCACAAGAAGGTGGACGGCGAGGATCACTACTACTTCTACATCGACACATCCGGCAATCCTGTCGCACCCGACCTCCCCGAGGCGCTGGAGGGGGAGGCGGGGGCATCCGCCGCCGAGCCTGCAGACGACGCCGACCGGCCCATCTTCGGATAGGGTACCGGTGTCAGGATTTACCGGAAACGGGCGCCGCCCCGAGCGGGTGGCGCCCTTCTTTTTAACCGTTTTTGCACAAGTATTTATTTTTAATGTTGAAAACTTGTTTTTTCTTGACACTTTGACACCAAAGGTAGAATATATTGATACTTAATAGTTTATATAGTGTCAAAAGAGCGAAAACCGAAAATCCGGCCTGACACCGAAAATGGCCGATTTTGACACCAGGATGAATCGGTTTTCAACCGTTGACACTTGTAAATAGCTAGTTTATAATAATTTATGAATGGTGTCAAAAGTGTCAAGAAAAACCGAAAATTTTTGAAAATTCAATGAGTGACGCGAAAAAGATGGATTTCGGCGTGTGGTTCGACGGAAAGAGCCACCCGGTCTGGCTATACCCCGAGGTTCCTCCAGGAATGAGGCAAGCGACCCTCCGCGACCTCTTTCCAGGGAGGCCCGTTCTCTACCAGCTGCAGCTGGGCGATGACGCCGGGAGCTGGCTCACCGACTACGTCACGGCTACGACATATCCCATCCTCCGCTCGTTTATCCAGGCCGGTAGGAAAGTATTTGTAAAATAGAATTTTTCTAACTTTGTGTTGATGTTCGAGGATGCGTCCGCCTAACCGATTTCGGCGCCATTATCTTTGCATCCATGAACGGCCCCACGGCAGACATACAGGTCGGATCCTTCATCCGTCAATGGGTAATCACTAACACCGGGTCTGATACGGTCCGGCTGGATAAACGTGCGAACCTATGGGGCATCGTAAAGGAAAACCTGGAGCTGCTGCCGGAAGACTACAGGCCGCTGCAGGACCGGAGCGAGTATATCTCCTTCGAGCTTCTTGACAGCGGCAGCGCGCCATACTACAACCGGGACGCCGACCGGAAGATGTATATCAACGAGCTCTACCGGTGCTACATCGGAGAGGATACGCAGGCCGTCATCAGACGGTACCTGGAGAATCAGTTCCGGAACGCCTTCCGCATCTACATGACTAGCCGCTATGCCGACGGATCCAGCGAGAAAATCCGAAGCGCGATTGCCAGTTTTCTCCTGGAATACGATCTGCCCGTCAACCCACGGATCATTGCGCGGCTGTCGAAGGACTGGTACCGCTGGCGTGTCAAACATCCCATGAAGTCGCCGATTCCGATTTTTTTTTAGTCCCGATAACGTCTTAAAAATCAGCACAAAAAACCCACCAGAAAAATGAAACTTGGAATCAAAGCGATGCGATACTTTCCGGCGGCCAGCTGCATGGATTATAGCTGTCTTCCCGCCGGATCCACTATCAAACTCTCGACGGTCCTGAACGGAACGCCGAAGCAGCTGCCGTTCACCCCTGAGACTGCGGACCTTCTCGAAAACTGGGGCTACGACAACGGCGGCCGATCCTCGAACGGCCAATTCTCAGCCGAGATCCGCGCCAATAAGGAAGATTACAGGGACGTGCTGCAGGCGTTGACCGGCCGGCAATTCATCTTCGAGGTGGAGACTACCGACGGAAAGAAGTATGTCATCGGCTCTCCTGGATACCCTCCGACCTTCACCTGGAGCGACCGCGTCAGCGGCATCAGCAAGTCTGCCTTCAGCATCAACATCTCCTGCCGTAGCCTGCACGGCTTCTTCTTCGCGGCCTAAAACCCTGAATTTTCAGTCCCAAATGTCGCTTTGCCGGGGCGATACCTTTGTGCAAAACTACATTGGGAATGAATTTATCCGACCTGACGCGCAATCTGCGCGGCCCCTGGATGATCACCCCCGAGCAGGCATCCGCCATGGCGCCGATCCTGCAGGGCGTGTTCAATGGTTATATCACGGAGTTCGATCCGGCTCCGCAGCCTTACCTTGCACGTGTCGGCGAACTGGCCGGCGCGCCCGCCGGCGCCGCCAACCCGTCGGCCGACAAATCCATCTACATCACCCATCTTTCCGGCACGATGATGAAGTACGACTCCTGCGGCGACCGCGGGACGCGTACCATCGCAAAGGGCCTTCTCGACGCGGATAAGAATCCGGACGTCGTGGGCCATATCATCGTCGCAGATTCCGGCGGCGGATCCACGGCTTCCGTTTCGGAAATCGCAGACGCCATCCGCGCCTGCACCAAACCCGTTGTGGCCTTGGTGGACGGCATAGCCGGCAGCGCCTGCTACTATGCCATCAGCTATTGCCGGCGGATCATTGCGCACAACGAAATGGATATGGTCGGCTGCATCGGCACCCTGATCCAGCTATCCGGATATCCGAAGTTCAGGAAGGATAACGACGGATACGTTTCCGCAAGAATCTACGCCGACGCCAGCACCGAGAAAAACGCCGACTACGAAGCCGCCCTGGAAGGAAATTTCCAGGTCATCAAGGAGCAGACCCTCAATCCCATCAACGAGCGCTTCCGCTCCGACGTGCGCGGAAACAGGCCCTCCATCCTGGAAGATCAGCTGACCGGCCGGACGTACTTCGCAAAAGACGTCGTCGGAACAATGGTCGACTCCATCGGCACCATGGCGGATGCCATGGCCGCCGTCATGGAGCTGGCCGCCCCGGAGCCTATTAACACATCACACAATATGGAACAGAAACACTATCCGACCCTCGAAGCGATGCCGGTCAACGAAGGACTGGTCATCGACGCCGACGGCTCGACGACCCTCCAGCCCGCACAGCTGGAAGCTGTCGAGGCCGAGCTTGCCAACGCAGCCACCCTGCGCACCGCCAATGGCGACCTGCAGCAGCAGCTGAACACCGCCAACCAGACCATCGCAGACCGCGACAAGCGGATCAGCGAGCTGGAATCCTCTCTCGCCGCAGCACAGCAGCGACTCGAAAACCCTGAACCGGAGAATCCGCAGGTGGATAGCCACCCTGAAGGAGCTGGCAGCGTCAAATCCGCAGAGGACTGGGATTCCGCCCTCGACATCTGCAACGAATTCCTGAAGAAATAACACACATCACACATCACTACTATGGAACTTGCAACCGCATTAGTTAATTCGAGCGCCAAGTATCGCAAGGAAGTCCTGGCGATGCCTGTCGCTGCGCTTCTCGACAAAGCCCTGAAGCACATGACCCTCCGTCGCGGCGTCGCCGGTGACGAAACCGTAGGCCGCGCCGGCAGCGATGCCGAGCTCCGGCCTTACAAGACCGAAAAGGGTGCGACCGACAAGAGCCGCATCATCGCCCGAACGCTGACCACCTACCTGGGTGACGTCATCGAGGAGTTCGACCCGTACCAGCTGTTCACCACCGTCTACGGCGAGCAGTTCTCCGACAAGACCAAGCGCACCGAGGCCGAGATCGTCCAGGCCCTCTGCCTCCAGATGGGCAAGAGCGTGGCGAAGAAGCTGGGCGCCGCCCTCTTCAAGGCATCCCGCAACCCCTCCGGCACCACCACGATGACCCTCTTCAACGGCTTCGAGACCATCGCCGCCGCCGAGATCACCGAAGGAAACATCGCTGCCGATAAGGGCAACTACATGGAGGTCGACATCATCACCGCGGCCAACGTCGGCGACGTGCTGAAGGCCATCTATGACGGCGCCTCCGAAGAGCTCCAGGAGGCCGACAATCTGAAGATGTTCCTGCCTAAGAGCATCAAGAAGATGTACGACGACTGGTGCCTGGCCCACTTCGGCGCCGTGGTATATAACACCACCTACAACAAGAACCGTCTCCATGGTACCGAAGAGAACCCGTGCGAGCTCGTCGCCCTCTCCGGCATGAAGGGTTCGGACTACATCTTCCTCTCCACGAAGGATAACATGCTCGTAGGCTGCGACCAGTCCGGCAACCCGAAGGAGAAATTCCTGATCCGCGTGCCTGACAACCCGAAGGTCGTCCAGTTCTTCGCCTGCATGTTCTGGGGCGTCCAGTTCGAGCAGATCGAGCCGGAGTTCCTCCTCGTAGCCAAACAGGTGGAAGCCGCTCCGGATCCGGAGCCCGAACCGGAACCGGAACCGGAACCCGAACCCGAACCCGAACAGGTGACTGTATCCGGTGACGATAGCGTCGCCCTCGACGCTACCACTGCCGGCGGCCACCGTACCTATGCCACATCCAACGGATCCGCCGTCAGCGCAGAAGTGAGGACCGAAGGCGCAGACTGGCTCACCGTCTCCGCTGATGGCAACAAGGTGACCTTCACCCCGACCGCCTACGCCTACGACGCAGAAGGCGAAGCAACGCGCAGCGCCACGGTCCGCGTATCCGCCGCCACTGGCACCGGATATCTCGATGTGACGGTTACTCAGGCCATGGCTGACAACTTGTAAACCTAGACCCGACGAGTTATGAAGCACGCAGATCTTAACTTCAACCTCGGCAGCGTCAACCCTTCCGGAATCGGTACCACCGTGTACCGGATCCGGAAGCGGTATATCAGCGCCTGGCCGACGATCGAGAACGATCCCGACAAAGACAACACGATCGAGGAGGCCGACCTGGCCACCTACGAAGGTAGCTTCACCCTGGTAGAGGGGAAATACTGGCAGAAGATCTATTCCACGCAAGGGAAAGGATCCATCACTCCCGAAGTTATCGGTGAAGATGACTGCAAGATGTTTAATAACAAGGGCGTGTTCAGCTACCCCGACCTTTCACCCACGGCACTGGGCTTCACCAAGGCGAGCGTGAACGACGACTTCGTCTATATCGTGAAGGCCGCCGGCCGTTACCACGTCATCGGCTCGGAAG